CTTTGCTGTACGGACCTGTTTGGCCTCCTCCTTCGGCACCTTCTGCGTTTTCTGCTCCATCGCCGGACGTATCCCCCGGTACCGCCTGGCCGCAGCAGCTCTGCCCATCGTTGTTCCCAGAACCTCGGCCACGGCCTTGTCTGGCAAAACCCCCAGCAATGCAACCTGCTCTTCGCCCCAGACAAGTGCGGGAGCAATGCCCAAAGCCTGCCGCTTTTTTCCTACAGTCCTATTTGATAGGCCTAATTCTTCAGCTATTTCTCGATCAGATGTTTTACCTAATCTCTCGAGCATCTGAGGGGTCCAAACAGTTCCTCGAGTCCAATTCTTAACTCGGTTATGTTTGCAAAATGATGCTATTCCCCGCTTCTTTCGCTCTGCAGCGACCGTACGTCTTCCCAGCCCGAACCTCTGCGCAAAATTATTGTCAGTGACAGTGCCGAGAATCTTTATCATTTCCTCAGTCCATTCAATTTTTTTCACCATAATTACGCCCCAAGATCGCGCTTCAGCTTTTTCAAGTCTCGAATGACTTCATTCAAAAGCATGTTGTCATTTTCTGCCGCCTGAATATTGCTCAGCTGAATCGCATCGCCCGCCAGCCTGGTTGCAAGGGAGCGGCGCTCCCGCGGGTAGAGACGCACCACCAGATCACCAATTTCGATAATGGAGGTGCCATCGGGCAGGTCTGTGACCGACACAGCACGCGGCTCCGGCAATGGCTCTTGGGGCACAAACACCCCCGCACGTACTCGTCGCAGCGTCCCCTCGACGTGGATCATCCGGCTGACGTGGTCGTCGATGACGTGGTAGGCCTTGCCCGTCAGCGTCATCAGAGTTTCTCGGGTGACCACCTGGTTTTGCTGGACCAGTTCCTGAATCGTGTCGCAGATGATCTGCCGCGTCGTGCGAGTCTCTTCTGGTGTGAGCTCGTGGGGCGTGCTGCTGGTTTCTTCGGTGGTCATGGATTGGCCTCCTCTTGGCGGTCTTGCCAGTGCTTGGAAACAGGGGTGGACGGGCCGGCGGCCATGCGGCGCGGCAGAGGCCCCTCCCAATCGGTGATGTGCTGGTGGCGGCCGATGAAGCGCAGCGGCACCAGGCCCTGGGGGCCGTTGCGGTGCGCCACGATCTCCAGCTCGCTGTAGCCCTGCAACTCGGGCAGGCGCTTGCTCTGCGGGTGCGCCCAGTCCGTGAACAGCAGCGCGATCTGGTCAGCGGCGGCCTCGATGGCGCCCGACTCGCGCAGGTGGCTCATCGTGGGCCTGCCGTAGTGCTCGTCGGCCTTGCGGTTCATCTGGCTCAGGACCACTGCCACCATGTCCAGCTCCATGGCCAGGTTCTTGATGCCGTTCACGTCCCGATCCAGCTGGAGGTTGCGGCTGTCCTCGCCGGAATCAGCCATGCGCTGCAGGAAGTCCACGAAGATCACGTCCAGGCCGCTCTCGCGCTTGACCTTGAGGGCCTTGCGCCGGATGTCGCCCAGGGTGAGGCTGGTCTGGTCGTCGTGGTGCAGGTGCAGCTGCTCCAGGTGGTGGGCTGCCGCCGTCACCGCCGGCCACATGTCCGCGTCCTGAGGGTCGGCGGCCAGGATGCGGCTGAGGTCGAAGGCAGCGGCCGCCGCCGTGTGCCGGTGCATCAGCTGCGCAATGGGCATTTCCTGGCTCAGGAACAGCACGCTCTGGCGCTGGGCCAGGTGGCGGGCGATGGCCAGGGCCAGCGCGGTCTTGCCGTGCTTGGGCCGGGCGCCCAGCACCAGGAGCTCGCCGCGGCGCAGGCCGCCGTTCAGCAGCCTGTCCAGACTGCGGATGCCCGTGGCCATGGCCGGGTTGCCCCCGTCGCTCAGCTGCTGCAGCAGCACCAAGTACTCGGTCACCGAATCGCTGATGCGCCTGGGGTCGCGCCGGCCCCGGCTGGTGGCCAGCTGGGCCAGCAGCATCTGGGCCTTGTCGATCTCGGCCGCAGCCAGGGCGCCGGGCTCCATGGCCGCGTCCACCATGGCCGTGCCGGCCTGGATCAGCTGCCGCAGGCGGTGCTGGTCCAGGATCTCGTCGGCATAGCGCCGCATGCTGGCCTGGCCCGGCAGGAACTGAGCGAGGTCGGTCAGCTGCGGCAGCGTGGTCTCGGCCTCCTGGCGCCGCAGCTCCTCGAAGACCGACACCGGATCGGTGGGCGCGCCGGCCGTGGCCAGGGCCCGGACGGCACGGAACACCTCGCGGTGCATGGGCGCGTAGAACGCCATGGCGTCCAGCTCAGGCAGCGCTGCCCACGCCTCCGGGTCCAGCATCAGGCCGCCCAGAAGCGCGGCTTCCGAGGCCACGCTGGCAGGCATGCGGCGTTGGATGGGACGACTGCGCAATTCTGCGCGGTCCTGCTCGTCGGGTGGAAACTCGTCCATCAGCATTCGACAGCGCCCCCGCGGTGGCTGGGCCAGTTGCACTTCAGCGACTTCGCCCCTTCACGCAGCCGGTCGAATGAGCGCTCGCCGACCGATGCCTTGATGTCGTTGATCGCCAGGTTGGACAGCAGCACCGTGGGCCGCTGCATGGCGTAGCGGCTGTCGATCACCTCGAACAGCTGCAGGCGCTCTGCGTCCGTGCCCATGCTGGCCCCGACTTCATCGATGACCAGCAGAGCATCGCTCCCGAGGCTGGCGATCAGCTCGCTCTCAGTCTCCGGCCGGTCCCAGGAACTGGCCTGGAACCCGCTGCTGCCCCACGTAGCGCGCAGCATGCGCACGATCTGCCGGCTGCTGAGGATCCGGGCGCCCAGGTCGCGCTCATGGATGACGTGGTTCACCATGGCGCTGCCCAGGTGCGTCTTGCCGGTGCCCACCGGGCCGATCAGCCACAGGCCGCCACCTGAGCGGAAGTCGTTCTCCTCGGCGAACTTGCGGCAGGCGGCCAGCACATCCGCCTGGCCGGGATGGAACGGGCGATAGTTGGCAAACGAGCACTCCAGCATCCGGCCCACCAAGCCACTGCGGGCCATCCGGCTGCTCAGCCGGTCCTTTCGCTCTGCCTCTTTTTGCTCACGCATCGCTGCGGCAATGCGCTCATCGCGCTCATGCTGGAATTGATCCGTCATCGGGGACACCTTGGTCGTAGTAATCGCTGTGTTCATGGGTGAAGCCGCTGTGGCGGCCGGCGTTGCTTCGGGGCTGGCCATGGCCTCCAGACGGTGCGCGGTCATCGCCGATGCGCTTGGCGTACCAGCCGGCGTTGAACCCCTGCCATCCGGCTTCGCAGCACACCTCGATGGCCTGAGCCAACGAGATGCGGGCCTTGTCCGCTTCCCGCTGCAGGCCACGCAGAGCGGTCTGGGTCAACGCCCCGGCCTTTTTGGTCTTGCGCACCAGCAGGTAGTCGGCCAGCAGTTCGGCAGAAACGCCTGGGATCTCGCTCACGCCGACCGGTGGCGAGCTCGCGCGCTTCTTACTTACTGGTTCCTTTACTGGTTCCTTACTGATTCCGTGTCCCGTTTTTGGTACTGTTTCCAGGGAAAAACGGGACTGTTCAACGGGAAAAACGGAACTGTTCCCAGGGAAAAGCGGTACTGTTCCGTTTTCGGAACTGTTCCGTTTTTGGGCGTCTTCAAGTGGCCCGTTTTCGGTACTGTTTTGGACGGAGTTGCCGCGCTCTGCAGCCTCGTTCTGGCCCGGTTGAGCGGTCCCGTTTTTGGGAGGGTTGAGCCGGAACACAACGATCTGGCCGGTGTTGCCCCGCCGCCCACCGGAATCGGCGATCACGCCCAGATCGCGCAGCTTGCCCATTGCCGTGATGACGGTCTTGCGATCCATCGAGGTCACGCTGGCCAACAATGCGACGGATGGGAAGCACAGCCAGTCGGTCACCGGCTCACCGTCATCGTCCTTGTCGTTGACGCAGTTGGCCATGGCCACCAGCACGAACTTGGCGGAGGAGGTTGGGATGTGCTGAGCCATTGCCCAGCGGATTGCGTTGAAGCTCATGTATCGCCTTGGCGCTCCCCTGGGGCATTCATGCCGCAGTCCTCACGCCCTGCCCGCCGCTGTGCGCCTGCAGGGCAGCCAGCGCCTTCAGAGCCTGGTTCAGCGTGGCCGTGGCGCTGTCGATGGACTCGGCGATGCGCGCCGCCTGGTCCTCTGGCGCCTTGCGGTCAGGCCGGGCATGCAGCGTCTCGTCGCAGGCGTACATGAGCGGGTCGTACCGGCCGCAGAAACGCATGGCCGCGATGATCTGGCCGAAGGTCAAGCGCTCGTCTTTCTTGGGGTTCAAGCAGGCCCTCAGCCGAGCATGGGCAGATGCCAGCTTCATGTGGGGGAACAGATGCATTGCCAACTGCTGGGGGCTCTTCGCGCTGGTGGCGAGCATTTGCGCCAAGGCGTCGTACTCGTCCTGGTAGATGTGGGATGCCATGCTCATGCCACGACCCTCATGCTGACCCGACCGGCAGCGCGCTCGATCCGCTGGGCCAATTCCGTCTGGGCACGAACGGCTTCGATGAACTGCCGCTGCAGCTCCGCGATCTCGTCTCGCGGCTCCACAGGCACCGGTGGCGCATACCCCAGCTCAGCAGTGATGAACTCCATGCCGTCATGGCAACCCTTGCCGCGCGCCAGTCGCAGGATCAGCAGGACCTGCTCGGGCGAGAGCTTGGCTGGACGGTCTTCGTTGAGGCAGTCCAGCAGGGCCCGTTGAGCCGCGTCCGGAGCCTTTTCGGGCCACAGCAGCGCGCCCACTTGCTTGGTGCCACCGCAGGCCTTCACGCAGACCACAAGCGCGTCATTGAACGATTCCATGACTACTCCTTACGAGCCTTTGCGAACTCTTCGTAAGCGTTCGTAAAGACTCCGATGGGCAAAAAAAAGAGACTGCTGGGCATGAACACAGCACGCCAAACACACGGCCCAGCCGGCCAGGTCTTCCACAGGTCCAGCCACACCAGGCTGAGCGAGAACGTGAACCCAGCCACAGGCCGGCGCGAGCAGGTCATGACCACCTCGCGTTTGGAATTGGCTTGGGCCAGCGGGGAGCTGGTGATCAGGGCCCGGGGTGGGCGTGTCGTTGTGGATGCCGAAGCAGAACTGCGACGCACAAAGCGACCGCCGCAAGCACAGCCCTGAAAACGGAGGGTGCGCAACTCAGTCACAGGTAACACCTGCGACCACCGCCTCCATGCGGTAGGAAGGGAGCGGAAGGTCGCCGTAGACGTGATCGAACGTCAGCCTGCATCCTTTGGTCGCAGCGAACTCGATGAGCTTCTCAGCTCGTTTGCGCGGGAGATCTCTCCCACTCTCGTAGGCCGCGACCCCTCCTTGCACGCAACCGAGGGCCTGGCCAAGCACCGTTTGTGTCACGCCAAGGTGCTGGCGGATGAGTTTGAGTCTGGTCATCAGCAAATTATCACTGATTAACCTAGAAAAAACCACTATCAGTGTTTTGAAAAACCACTAACCCCATCGATCATGCCAAGCATGCACACAGAACCACCAAAACCAGACCGGCGCTCGATCTTCAAGGATGAGGCGGAGCGCCTCCGCGCCATCTGGGATGCAACACCGCGCAACATGAGCCAAGCAGAGTTTGGGGAGACGTTCGACATCGGGGGCCA